CAATACGCAGCACTATCATTAGTTACAGGAACAGTTGCAAATCAATCAAACGTTGCAACAGTAGATTTTACTACTAACCCTTCATGGGGTTCACCTTCACCTGCAACATTTACAGCTAGAGGAGCAGCTATTTATAAAAATACTGGAACTCCTGCTGATGATTTGTTAGTGGTAGTTTTAGATTTTGGTGCAGACTTTTCATGTTCTAATGGAACTTTTACAGTTACATTTCCAGATCCAACTACAGGTACACCTGCAGGATCAGATGCATTGTTAAGTATAACATCGTAATAGGAGTAAAATATAAATGGCGTTAGTATTAAATGACAGAGTTAAAGTAACTACTACCACATCTGGTACAGGTGCGTTCGCACTTGGTGCAGCAGCACAAGGCTTTGAAACTTTTGCAGTTGGTATTGGAAACAGTAATGAAACTTACTACGCTGCTTATGAAAACGGCACTAATAATTTTGAAGTAGGTCGTGGAACTTTAGATGGTACAAGTGCAAATCTTGCACGAACAGAAGTTATCTCTAGTTCTAATTCTGACAACTTAGTAAATTTTACCGGAAACAGTACAGAAGTATTTTGTACATTACCTGCAAGTAAGGCAGTGTATTTAGATGCAAATGGTGTACCGGTAGGAGCAGCAAGCAATGGATTTAGCGTGGCAATGGCCATAGCTTTATAAGGAGAAAAATATGGCACAAGATTTTACTAGATATGCAGTACAAGCAACAAACAGTGCAGGTACAGTATTTACAGCAAATTCAAATGATGCAGTGATTGGAATTAGAATTGCAAACATATTAACTACAGCAATTTCAATAGATGTTTTTGTAAGTGTAGGAGGTTCTACAACAAGATACATTTGTAAAGATTTAAGCATTCCACCAAACAGCGCAGTAGAGCTTGTTTCAGGTGGTGCTAAATTTGTAATGCAGAGTACTGACGTATTAAAAGTAGAGTCAGATACTGCATCAAGTGCTGATGTTTATGTTAGTGTAGTTGATTCAATAAGTGCATAGGAGGATAAATGGATACTTTATATAATACAATATATATCGGTAATAAACCAGGAGCAGAAAATATTTATACTCATGCTCAAGTTATGGATAACAAAGACATTGTTATTGAATCTGCTGTATTAGCAGGTCCAGTAACTTTTGTTAATACTATAACAGTAACAGGAACATTGGTAATTGTATAATGAGTGAAGTAAAAGTAAATAAAGTAAGCCCAAGATCTGGAACAGGTGTTACACTAGGAGATAGTGGTGATACGTTTACAGTTCCTTCAGGAGCTACATTAGATATTGCATCTGGAGCAACTTTAGCTAACAGTGGTAGTGCTACAGGTTTTGCTAGTATTGCTTGGCAATCAAGTATTGTAACAGCCGCTACTCATACAGCAGCAGCTGGCCAAGGTTTATGGTTAGATACATCTTCTAATGCTATTACACTTACACTACCATCTTCTCCTTCAGTAGGAGATCAAGTAATTTTTACAGACTACGCTCGAAATTGGGGAACAAACGCAGTAACATTAAATTTAAATAGTGAAAAATTTCAAGGAAATGCAACTCCTGTTCCTGTATATGATACTACTGGTGAATCAGTAGATATTGTTTATTCAGGATCAACTAAAGGATGGATTCCAAACTCTGATGGGGCAGTCGCTTTAGAAACACCACAATCTACAACAGCAGATTTTTTAGTTATTGCTGGAGGTGGAGGTGCTGGTTCAGATAGAGGTGGTGGAGCTGGTGCTGGTGGTTATAGAATTTCTTACGCTTCAGAAACTTCTGGTGGAGGAGGTTCATCTGAAACAGCTTTATCATTAAGTCCAGGAACAGTATATACAATTACAATAGGAGGTGGTGGTGTAGGACAATCAGGTAACCCACATAGCACAGACGCAACAAATGGAAGTACAAGTTCAATAACTGGTTCTGATATTACAGACATAACTACAGTAGGTGGTGGCTATGGTGGACAAAAAGCACCTGCTGGTCCAGGTTCAAAAAATGGAAATTCAGGTGGTTCAGGTGGTGGTGGTCACAGAGATGGTTCTACTGGTACTGGTGGAGCAGGAACAACTAATCAAGGTTTTGCTGGTGAAAATAGTGCTGCTTCAGGTGAAATTGGTGGAGGCGGTGGTGGTGCCGGTGAAGTTGGAGGAGCTGATGTTGCTAGTGGTGGCGGCGATGGTTTAGAATCATCTATAACAGGTTCTGCTGTTGCTAGAGCTGGTGGTGGCGGAGGACATAGTTCTGTAACTAATCCCCCACCTGGAGGCGATGGTGGAGGTGGATCTGGAGGTTATGATGGTACTGTTTCCGGCGGTAATGCAGGAAGTACAAACACAGGTAGTGGTGGCGGAGGATCTGGTGGTAGTGGACAAGCTGGAGGAGCCGGTGGTAGTGGCGTTGTTATTTTAAGAATGCCAACTGCACTATTTTCAGGAACAACAACAGGAAGTCCAACAGAATCAACATCTGGTTCAGACAAAATATTAGTTTATAATGGTTCAGGGAGTTACACAGCATAATGGCACATTTCGCAAAATTAGGTCCAGGAGATGTAGTAGAAAGAGTTGAAGTAGTATCAAATGATATTGCAACAACTGAACAAGCTGGAGTAGATTTTTTAAATAATTTATACAATACTAGAGATGTATGGAAACAAACATCATATAATACTAGAGAAGGAGTTCATCTATTAGACGGAACACCATTTAGAAAAAATTACGCTGGTGTAGGTCATAGATATGATCCATCAAGAGATGCTTTTATAGCACCAAAACCTTTTAACAGTTGGATATTAAACGAAGATACTTGTATATGGGAAGCACCAGTTGCTTTACCTGATACAGAAAATAGATATAATTGGAATGAACAAACACAACAATGGGATTTAAATGAGTAAAATAGAAGTAGATCAGGTAGATCCGCAATCAGGTACAACCTTAACTTTAGGTACGTCTGGAGATACAGTTAGTATTCCTTCAGGTGTAACTTTAGCTAATGCGGGAACAGCAACAGGTTTTTCTGCTATTGCTTGGCAGTCTAGTATTGTTACAGCTGCTACTATAACAGTTGTTGCAGGTAGAGGTTATTGGTTAGATACATCTTCAAATGCTATTACTGTTACACTTCCAGCATCAGCTAGTGTTGGAGATCAAATAATTCTTACAGACTATGCTAGAAACTGGGCATCTAATGCAGTTACACTAAATCAAAATGGTTTAAATTTTCAAGGAGCTACAAGTCCTAATCCAGTATATAATACTAATGGTCAATCAGTAGATCTTGTTTATTCAGGAGCAACTAAAGGTTGGATTCCTAATTCAGACGATGATGTTACAGAAGAAACTCCACAATCTTTTAGCTTAGAATATTTAGTTATTGCAGGTGGTGGTTCTGGTGGAAATGATAGAGGTGGTGGTGGAGGTGCAGGTGGATATAGAAATTCTTATAATAGTGAATCATCAGGTGGAGGTGGAAGTGCTGAAAGTACACCTTACACTAGTTTATCAGGAGGAGCTGGAACAACTTTTACAGTTACAATTGGTGGCGGTGGAGCAGCAATAAATAGTCCTACTTCTAGTAGAGGAAATAATGGAGTAGATTCAACTCTTACAAATGGATCAACAGCTATAACATCAACAGGTGGAGGAGCAGGTGGATCTCAAGCAGGTTCTCCTAATGATCCTACATCAGGAGGTTCTGGTGGTGGTGCTGGTGGAAGTGCTCCAGTACAAACTGGTGCTGCCGGTACTGCTAATCAAGGATTTGCAGGTGGAGATGAAAATACTTCTGCACCAGCTTATGGAGCTGGTGGTGGTGGAGGTGCTGGAGCAGTTGGTGCTAATGGTACAAGTTCTATAGGTGGAGCTGGAGGAACTGGAGTTGCATCTACAATAACAGGTTCATCAGTCACAAGAGGTGGTGGTGGCGGAGGTAATGGTGGCGCTCAAAATGGTCCTAGTGGAGCTGGTGGAGCTGGCGGTGGTGGAGCTGGTAATCCAGGACCAAGTGGTTCTAATGGAACTGCAGGAACAGCTAACACTGGCGGTGGTGGTGGATCAGGACACGGACCAGGAAATTCAGGCCAAGGTGGTAAAGGTGTAGTAATTATAAGAGTGCCTGCTAGTGCTTTTTCTGGTACAACAACAGGTTCACCTACAATTGACGATGATGGATCAACTAAAGTATTAACATTTAATGACAGTGGGACTTACGTATTATAGGATATTATTATGGCATATTTTGCAAAACTAGGAACAGGAAATATAGTTAAAACAGTATTAGCTGTATCTAATGATGTAGCTACAACTGAAAAAGCTGGAGAAGATTTTTTAAATAATATGCTTAAAACAAAAGATGTTTGGAAACAAACTTCTTACAATACTTTTGGTGGAGTTCATTTATTAGGTGGCACACCTTTTAGAAAAAATTACGCTGGAGTTGGTTTTACATATGATCAAGCTAGAGATGCTTTTATAGAACCTAAACCTTTTAAAAGTTGGACGTTAAACGAAACAACTTGTCAGTGGGAAGCACCTATTACTAAACCAGATGATGGAAATTATTATAATTGGAATGAAGAAACAACTAGTTGGGATTTAATAAATGAGTAGTATTATAAAAGTAAACACAGTTCAAGATACAGACGGTAATAATATTATCAACGAAAATGCTAATACTATTACTATTGGTAAATCTGGAGATACAGTACAAGTAGCTTCAGGTGCATCACTTGTTGGTGCTGGAATTGAATGGCAATCAACAATAGTTACAGGTGCTACTCACACAGTATCAGCTAACCAAGGTATTTGGATTAATACAACATCTAATGCTTGTACTCTTACACTTCCAGCTTCACCTTCTGTAGGTGACCAAGTAATTTTTACAGACTATGCAAGAACGTGGGGAACAAATGGAGTAACATTAAGTTTAAATGGATCAAAATTTCAAGGAAACACAAGTCCCGTTCCTTTATATAATACTGATGGTCAATCAGTAGATATTGTTTTTTCAGGTACAGCTCAAGGTTGGATTCCAAATTCTGATGATGTTGTTACTTTAGAAACTCCACAATTTGTTGGAACTAATAATTTTTATTTAGTAGTTGCCGGCGGAGGAGGTGGTGGACTAGGAAATGCTGGTGGTGGTGGAGCTGGAGGTCTTTTAACAAATATGGGTGGTGCTGCTATTACTTTTAATTCTGGAACAACTTATACAGTTACAGTCGGAGACGGTGGTGCTGGAAAAGATGGTAGTGTTACTGGTAAAGGTAGTAATGGAGTAGATAGTGTTTTATCAGGAACAGGACTTTCTACCATAACTGCTACTGGTGGAGGTGGTGGTGGAAGTGGAGCTAGTGGACAAAACGATGGTCTTGCAGGAGGTTCAGGTGGAGGTGGTGCATATAATGGTTCTGGAGGTGCTGGAACAGCACCACAAGGAAATGCAGGAGGTAGTCAAAGCACAGGTGCTCCTGAATATGGTGCTGGTGGTGGCGGTGGAGCAGGTGCTGTTGGTGAAGCAGGTACAAGTTCTAAAGCTGGAGATGGTGGGGTTGGTGTTTCGAATTCAATAACAGGTGCTGCAGTATTTTATGCTGGAGGAGGAGGTGGTTCAAATAACAGTGCTACTGCTAGTAATGCTGGAAGTGGTGGTAATGGAGGTGGTGGTGATGGTGGAGCTGACAATGTATCAACGGGACAAAATGGAACAGCTAACACTGGTGGTGGTGGAGGTGCATCTGAATCTTCAGCTCGAGTGACAGCAGGTGATGGTGGAAGTGGTGTAATTATCTTAAGAGTTCCGACTAGTGATTTTGTTTTTGCATCAACAACAGGTTCACCTAACACTGCAGCAGATGGAGAGTTTACTGTTGTAACATTTACAGGGAGTGGCAGTTATACTGCATAAAATATTATGGCACATTTTGCAAAATTAGGAAAAGGAAATATAGTTTTAACAGTTGAAGTAATACACGATAATGTTGCAACAACTGAACAAGCTGGTTTAGAATTTTTACAAAATTTATATAAAAGTATGGATATGTGGAAACAAACTTTTAAAGATGGTACAAGAAAAAATTTTGCTGGTATAGATTTTACCTATGATCCAGTTAGAGATGCTTTTATACCACCTAAACCTTATAATAGTTGGACATTAAATGAAACAACTTGTGATTGGGATCCTCCTGTTGAAAAACCAACTTCAGGAAGATATAATTGGAACGAAGAAACACAACAATGGGATGTTGACAATTTTTAAACATTAATATAGTTTAATTTGTGGTATGTCAGAGAAGAATTTAAAACCTATTATTAATAATATTTTTCCAACACCTATCTATTTAACAAAAATAGATAGAGGATTTACTAAACAAGAATTACAATTTGTAAAACAACAAAAAAAACATTGTAGTAATAATCGAGGTAATATTAATACAAAAGACAATTACATATTAAATAGAAAAGAATTTAAAAACATAAAAAAGTTTTTAGATAAACATTGCAAAGAATATTTAGATACTCTTATTTGTCCAAAAAATAATATAGAAATTTATATAACTCAATCTTGGTTAAATTATACCGAAGCTAATGAATACCATCATCAACACGCACACCCAAATTCAGTAGTATCTGGTGTATTTTATTTTGATTCAGATATACAAAAAGATAAAATACTTTTTAGTAAAGGTGGTTATCAACAAATAAGACCTGAAATAGATAAAGAAAAATTTAATTTATGGAATTCTGAAACTTGGTTTTTTCCTGTAGAAACAGGTAATTTAATTATGTTTCCATCATCAACTCTTCATCAAGTAGAAACAAAACAAGGTAATAATACTAGAATAAGTCTAGCTTTTAATACTTTCTACAAAGGATCTGTAGGATCAAATACTGAATTAACGGAATTGATACTGTGAAAATTTTACCTTTAAAATTATTTTATATAATAACAGATATAAAAGAACATCAACAAAATAAAGATAGATTACTATCTTTAATTAATAAAATGGAATACTCTAAAATTAATAATGGAAAAGATGTTATATCAAAAACAGATTGGACTTTATCTTCAAATACTAAAAGGGAATATGTAAGTTTTTTTCTTTCAATGATAACACCCTATATGAATATAATGGCTAATAAATTAAAATGTAAATCTTGGGATATACATAATGCTTGGTATCAAATTTATAAAAAAGGAGATACCCACAGTTGGCATATTCATCAACAAGTAAATTACACTAATGTTTATTATGTTGATTTGCCTGAAGAAAAAATTAAAACCCAATTATATGATATAATAGAAAATAAAATTATTGATGAAATACAGATAAAAGAAGGCCAGTTATTTACTTTTCCAGCACATATTATTCATAGATCTCCTGTAAATACATCAGATAAAAACAAAACTATTATCTCTTTTAATTCTAATTTTAAAAATTTATCAGAGTTGATACTCTAGAATTATAGTGTATAATCTTTAGATGGAGACAGGGCACCACCACATACCCCCTGTCTCCTTTTAAGGATTTTATATGTTATTAGGACAAGACGCTTTTTCGGCACAACCATTTTCAGCTTCTCCATTTTTAGGGAATGCTGCAATTAATGTAGTTGGTGCACCGTTAACTTTATCATTTGGACCTGTAGGAATATCTACAACCATAGCTAATGTTATAAGTGGTGCCGATCCTTTAACTTTAAAAACAGCTCAAATAGGAACATTTACAGTAGAGGGTACTGCTGTTGTTCCTGACACAAATATTAAAGTACCATTAACTTTAGGCACAATGGATGCATCAGCTGCCGCTTCAGGTAGCGCTGTAATTAATGCAGCAGGCCTTAAAAATCAATTGACGTTGCGTACTACGAATGGTATTGTTGTTACCGGTAACGCAACAGTAAATGTTACTGGAATTCCATTAACATTAAAAGTAAATGAAACTGGAATTATAACGTGGAATGAAATTATACCAGGAGCAAACATGGTTTGGACACCAATAAAACCTTACTAATATGGCATCATCATACTCAACAGATTTATCATTAGAACTCGTAGCAACCGGAGAAAAAGCTGGTCTATGGGGTACAATTAATAATACTAATTTACAAGTTTTAGAAGCAGCAACTGCTTTTATAGAAGTAGCTATTACAGGTACTACTCAAACATTAAGTTTAGCTGATGGATCGGCGACCGCGGATGGTAAACATTTTTATTTAAAGTTAACAGGTGGTTTAACAGGTGATACTACTTTAACTATGCCTGCTTCCACAACAGGTGGAACAACTACTAGAGTTTATATAATTGAAGACGCTACAACAAGAGGCACTTTACCAACTCATCATAGTCTTTCTATAACTACTACAGGTGGAGCAACAGCAGTTCCTGTGGCAGATGGAAATATAATGTTATTGGTATCTAATGGTGCAACTCCATTAACCACTCTTGGAGGAATTTTAAATCAAGGATATATAGAAATTGATTCTGCTTCAACTACTGCTTTTACAGCAGTAAATGGTAATCAAATAGGAGTAGATACAGTTTCTAATATTGTAACAATTACTTTACCTGCAGGTGTTGTAGGAAATGAAATAACAATTATGGATGTATCAGCATCAAATGGTTTTGCTACAAACAAATGTACAATTAGTCCTAATGGAACAGACAAAATTCAAGGTCTTAACGCAGCAAAAGATTTAACTACCAATAATCAATCAGTCACACTTTTTTTTACAGGTGCAGACAAAGGCTGGCAATTCAAAACTAACACAGCATAGGAGCTAATTAATGGCTCTCCAACAAATTAAATTTGCACCCGGAATTGATAAACAAGACACTAGCGTTGGTGCGGTAGGTCGATGGATTAATTCTGATAATGTTAGATTTAGATATGGACTACCAGAAAAAGTAGGAGGATGGCAATCTTTATTGCCTGATACTTTAGTAGGTGTTGCTAGAAAACAACATGCTATTGTAGATACTTTAGGAAATAGATATGTAATTTTAGGCACTGACAAATTTTTAATTTGTTATTTTGAAGGAGGTCTACATGATATTACTCCTTTTGATACAGATGCAAATGGTGCAGTAATTGCATTATCTTCAACTGTTACAACTAACACAAGTAATACTTCTGTTACCATAGATACTGGTTCAACTCTTCACGGTTTTAAAGAAGGAGATATTATATTTTTTTCTGCTTTTACTAAACCTACAGGATCAAATTTAGACAATGCAGATTTTTTAAATAAAGCTTATCAAATAATTACAGTACCTACTAATACAACTTTTACAATTACAGCTCCTGCACAAGAAGGAGGAGGTGGTCCTTATAACAACGGATCATGTACTGTTAAACCTTACGCAGTTGTTGGGCCCGCAGCACAAACATATGGTTATGGTTATGGTGTAGGACAATTTGGTGGAACAGTTCAAGGTTCTGCAACAAGTACTTTAAATGGAGCAATTGTAGCTGCAGATACAACTATTTCTCTTGCTGATTCACAAAATTTTACAACAGCAGGTAAAGCTTTAATTGGTAATTTTGCAAGTGGTAATTATGCATCTACTTCTGAACTAATTAGTTATACAGGAAACACAGACGCAGCTCCTGGTAATTTAACAACAGTTAGTAGATCACAATCAGGAACAACAGCTCCTTCCAATACATCTTCAGGTACAACGGTTACTCAATCTACAGATTGGTCTGGTTATGGTGATCCAGTTGTTGCTACTACTACCACTCTAGAACCAGGACTTTGGTCTTTAAGTAGTTTTGGTGAAGTATTGGTTGCAACTATTGCTAATGGTAAAACATTTACATGGAATGCAGGTGATACTGCTAGGCTTACAGTAAGAGCTTCTCAACTTACAACTAATTTTTTAACAACAAATAATCCTGATAAAAGTAGATTAACTTTAGTTTCTCCTACAACAAGACACTTAATTCATTTTGGAACAGAAGCCACAATAGGCACACCTACTTCTCAAGAAGATTTGTTAATTAGATTTTCTGAACAAGAAAATATAAATGAATACACTATTCAAGCTGTAAACACAGCAGGTAGTCAAAGACTACAAGACGGTACAAAAATTATGGGAGCTATTTCTGCTAAAGAAAATATTCTAGTGTGGACAGATAATGCATTATACACAATGAAATTTGTAGGTGCACCTTTTACATTCGGATTTGAACAAGTAGGTACAAACTGTGGATTGATTGGACAGAATGCTTGTGTAGAAATTGATGGTGTTGCTTATTGGATGTCTAATAATGGATTCTTTTCTTTTGATGGTACAGTAAATACACTACCTTGTAGTGTTGAAGATTTTGTTTTTGATGATGCTGACACTACTAAAGGTCAACAAATCTGTGCAGGTATTAATAATTTGTTTACAGAAGTTACATGGTGGTATCCAACAGCTGGATCGGATTTTAATAATAGATATGTAGTTTATAACTATGGTCAAACTAATCAACAAGTGCCAATGGGTAATTGGTATACAGGAATTAATACTAATTCAATTAGAACTACTTGGATGGATACTTCAGTATATCCTAAACCTTATGCTACAGCTTTTAATAGTTCCGGCACAGGAACTTTTCCATCAATAGGTGGAGAAACTGGATTAGGTCAAAGTGTTTTTTTTGAACATGAAACAGGAACTGATCAAGTAAATCCAGATGGATCTACTACAGCTCTAACTTCTTTTGTAGAATCTTTTGATTTTGCATTACAAACAGATCAAGGTATTGGAGAATACTTTTTATCTATGGGTAGGTTTTTACCTAACTTTAAAAACTTAATAGGTAATGCAGTTGTTAATGTATCTGTTACACCTTATCCTGCGCAAGCTAATAGTAATGCATCGTTTAGTCCTTTTACTATTGACTCTTCTACTACATTTGTTAGTACTAGAGCGAGAGGAAGGTATGCAGCTATTAAAATTGAAAACACAGCAGCAGGTCAAAGCTGGCGATTTGGAACTTTCCAAGCTGACTTAAAACCAGATGGTAGAAGATAATGACAAAAATAGCAGTAAGATTACCAGAACCTAAAAAAGAATACACAGAAGACAATCAAAGACAAATTAACAGATCTTTTTCTTCTATTGTAGAACAACTTAACTCTACATTTTTAACACAGTTAAAAGAAGATTCAGAAAGATATACTTGGTTTGGATTAGGATAACATGGCAAATATATATAAAAATGAAAAAGTAGATTTAACTACATCTAATACTACTACTTTGTATACTGTACCTTCTAACTCTAGAGCTATTGTAAAAGCTTTGTTAGTAGCTGAAGATGCTGGAAGTGGAGCAACTATAGTTGTAACATTAGTTGATGCAGCTGGTGCTATATTTACATTATTTTCTTTTAAAGCAGTAGGTGCAAATGAAACTTTACAATTATTAACAGAACCTTTAATTATGTTAGAAAATGAAATATTAAAAGTTAAAGCTAACAATGCAGATAAATTACACGTTATTGCATCTATATTAGAAATAAACAGAGAGGACAGATAATGGCTATTATAGCTCAAGAAGAAGAAATTAAATATATAGAAGTAGATGGTAAACAGGTTTTAAAATATAGACCTAGAGTAGAAATTACTATTAAACATTTAGAATCTGGCAAAGAGTATGCTTCAGAAGAAGAAGCTCAAGCGGATGTAGATAGTCCAGATACAGACACTAAACAACAGCATATATCTAAAAGTGTACATGTTAAGGTTATTGGCCTTCCTATGGGCACAGATACTAATATAATGTAGATTGACTAGAGGGAGAAAAACAAGTAAAATGGCTGACACTAGCGTACATTCAAGCTTTGCTACCTTGCCATTCAACAACACAATAGAGATATAAAATATGGGATTTTTTTCAGGAGTCAGACGTAGAATTAAAAAGATAATACCTAAAGAGGTACGACCTTTTGTACCTTACCTAGCAGCAGGTTTATCAGGTGGTACATTGGCTGCAAAATTAGGAATAGGTAATTTATCTCCTATGTTTCAAAAAGCTATTCTTGCGGGTGGTACAAGATTTTTAACAGATGATGAAGCAGATTTAAAAGATGTGGGAATTACATCAGCATTAGCAGCAGCGCCAGCAGCTTTAAGTGAGTATGGTGGCTCATCTATGATGGGTAATGAATATGCTAAAACAGCTGGAGATTATATTGCAAAACAAGGAGCTTTAAAAACAGGAGCTGCACAAGGTGCTATTGATATGGGAATTAAAGCAGCAGAATTAAATGAAGATGCATTAGAAGAATATAATAGAATGTTAGCTGAACAAGGTATTGCTGATAAAGCAGGTAGAAGAGCAGCCATTAGAGCAATTTACGAAGGCACTGGAACTTGGGACATGGATGAAGTTGATTCTATGTTAGACACTTACGGATATAGAACCGGCGGAAGAGTTGGTTATAAAAAAGGTAGTAAAGTAGGTGGTTTTTCAGAAGAAGATTATGAAATGTTTTTAGAAGGAATAGAATCAGCAGGTGAAGGACTAGAAGATTTAGAAGAAGCAAATGAAATTAAACCATTACCGATTCGAGAACTAAGATTAGCTAGAGGTGGTGTAACAGATATAGAAGTAGAAGAAGGTTATGACGATGGTTATGGTCCAGATGTACCAGGTATGTTTGAACCAATAGAAGAAACAATGGTAGAAGAAGATACTTCTGACATGATGGCATCTGATCCAGATGTTATGGATGAATTAAATTCTTTATCTTTAATGTTATTTAAAAGACCATTATCAGAATTAACAGATGATGAATATGAAGACTTACAAGATTTTGCTTCTCAAGAAGCTTTAAAACCAGGTTTAATTGATGAGTATAGAAATTATAAATATCAAGCAGAAGAACAAGGTCAAACACCTATGTCACCTAGAGATTATTTTAGAATGGAATTTGGTGCAGCAAGAATGGGTGTAGCTAAAGGTGGAATTATTAAACTAATGCCTCAAGGTGTTATCTATAAAGGTAAAGCAAAAGACTATCCAGGTATTAAACAACTTATAAAAGATGCTAAGAAAAAAGGTAAAAGAAAAGGTAAAGCTGATGGTGGTTTAATGAACCTTGGTGGTAAAGAAATGGATTTAAGAGG